GTAGCTATCGTCGCCAGACGATGGTTTACGTAGTCATTCGGTAGGTGAGTGTGATCACGGAACGAAATACAGAATGCTGTTCCAGCGCGGCGATGTCGTACAACTGCGTCGACGATTCGACGTAGGTGGCGCGGTAGGTCGCGCCGTTGATCACGGACGCTAGCGCCAGCCGCTGCTCGATGTCGTTGGTCAGGTCGATCAGTGCCGTGAACCTCGCGGAGTCGGCGGTCGCCGATTGCATGATCGCGACCTGGACCTGCAGCTCGCGTTGCCGTGAGGCGCGGGATGCGATGGTCGTCGTTCGGGATCGCGGGGCAAGGACGATTTTTAGATCGTCCAAATCCGCGGGCTCGAAGCGGGGCAGGTAGTCGATGGTGACGTCATCAGCGACGATCGGGCCCAGGTCGTCCGGTTTCGCGATCGAGCCCGAGACGATGAGGGTCTGCATGTCGTCGAGGATCAGGCGGTCGACAGCGACGGGCATGGTGGGCTACGGTTGTTTCTTGGTGTGGATCCGAAGGATCGATTGGCCGGGATCGCTGTAGCGCCATGGTCGCTCGCCAGTCATCGAGTGGACGAGATAATGCTCGCCGTCGTCGCTGATGATGTCCCCGTCGCGCGGCATGTCGCTGAATGGGAACGTGGCGGCCTTCATCAGGTAATCACGGGCGATGGTCCGATGGATGATTCCCTCGGCATCGCTGGCTTCATACGGGGTCGAGCCGCGGATCGCGGTTAGCCCCGAGATCGTAGTCATGCCTCGCGAGTAGCTGATCGGGACCGACGCGTGAGTGTCGAGAATCGACGCGAGGGCAGCGGTTGCGTTCTCGAGCATTCCCATCGCAGCTCCATTTCTATCGCTTGGCAGCGATAGCTACTTGCAAATACAATCGCAACAGGTGCAGCACTTGCCGAGCGAGTCGCTGGCATCTTTGCCGCAGCAGTGCGTTAGGCAGTGCTGGCAACAATCGCATGGCATGGTTGTCTCGATGCACGGGCATCGATCGGGGTGGTTGCATCCGCCGCTGCAGAACGCAGCAGCGATGGCAACCGTGATCCATTGCGCGGGCGAGCAGAATCGTCGGCAAATCATGTTACGCGACCTGTTCGACGTAGCTGAGCAGCACGTCGATGTGTGTTGCGGTGGCGAGGTTGGAACCATCCTTGATGATGGTAATCGCGGTGTTGACATCGTTTTCGACGAACGATGCACCGCCAGCCAATACTGCGATGTTGGTCGCACCGGCGCGGGCGACCGTATTTTGGGTCAAGCCAGCGACGGCAGCGGCGATCAGCTTGACCGAGGCAGCGGCTTGAGTCGCTAGGATGTCGACGCCGGTTGCAGTGGCAGCGTTGCCGCCGACCGCAATCATAATGGCGTCAACCATGCGGTATTGGATACCGGCCTTGGCGGGCAGCAACGTCAGACCGGCGTTGATCTCGGCCACCGTGCAGCGTCGGCGGAAATGCTTGATGGTGCTGTTGGTGTCTTTGGTTTCGCCCTGGCTGTTGAGTTCAACGTCGACCGTGGTCACACCGTTGCCGGACGCAGCGACCGCGAGACCGATCACGATCGAGCCCGAGGCAGGGTTGCCGGCATCGAGCACGGTCACGACCTTGGTGGAAGTGTTGTAGCTGATACGATCGCCAGCGGAGATAACTTCAGAGGCGCTCGACTTGCTGCAGCGGACGACACCGGCGACGCGGACGGTGCCTGTCTCGCCGTTGAGGATCCCGCGTTGGGCCTCGACGTAGCCGACCAGTCGATCGGGAGTGAGGACCAGGTCACCGCTGAGCAGATTGGAGCCTGCGGTCACGGTGCGGAGTTCGGCAGACTTTACATAATCGGGCATTGCTTTTCTTCCTTGCGCGAAGACTTGGGTTTACTTGGTCCGCTTGCGCCGCGGTGCTGGCGGTTCGGGAACGGGTTCGGGGGTTGGTTCAGGGATTGAGGAAACGACGGGTGTTGCCGATACCTCTGGTACAGATTCTAAAACTGGCTCGACGATCGGCTCAGCAACGGGTTGCGCGACTAGCTCGACGTCTGGCTCCGAGTAGACCGGTACGATGGCGACCGGCTCGTCGTCGTCGACGGGCTCGCCCCACATCCAATGCACGATCGCTTCGCCGTTCGCGCCGATCGCATCGGGATCGATGATGGATCCCGACGGGTACGGTACGCCGTCAAAATAGACCGTGGTATTGAGTTTGATTTTCATGGGTCGCCTTACGCGTTGAAGCGATGGAATCCGCGCCAATCGAGGGCGGTCGCGCCGACGTAATGTCGGACATCGATCGCGAGTCCAAACTCGCCACCGGTCAAGGTCTCGGACCGAACCACAGGGGTTCGGCCGGCGCCTTGCAGGTAGGTCACCTCGATCGTGCGTGACTTGTCGGAGACGCCGTAGTACATGGTTGTCGATCCGGCGAGCGATGCGCCGGTAATCGGATTGGTGATCCCGGTCGACAATCGTGGCTCGCTGACGGGAAGGATCCCGTATTGCTTAATCGGGTTCATTTCACCCGCGCCGCTGTCGTTGCTGATTACGACCGAGTAACACAACTGATTTGCGGTATCGAGCAGATCCGGCGGCACGATCAAGTGAGTGACCGGCAAATCGAGGTTCGCGTCGCCGTCCTTGCGCTTGCGGATCGCAGCGATCAATTCGGACAGCGTGCCACGTGCAAGTGCTTTTCCGCTCGCGACCATGTTGCCGTCGGTCGTGTTGAACAGGGCTCGACCGGTTGCCAGCAGCGTTGGGTTGCTGAGCAGCACCATCGCGACCATGTCCGGGCGAACGCGACCAGCTGCGAGACCGAAGTCGCGCGGCGTGTCCTTGAATTTGGAGAAGTTGTCGCCGAGGACGTCGGCTTCGTCGATCTTCATCTGGCGGCTGAATCGATAGACCTGAGCCTTTTCGCTCGTGACCACGCGACCGGTGTGGGCCGCTTCGCCACCGACGGGATGATAAACCAGCGACTGGGCCGCTTGGGTCCGGTTGCGGTTGTGTTGCTCGAGGTCAGGGTTTTCGTCTTCGCTGCACCAGCCTTGGGAGAAGTCGTCGACTTCGGCGTAGGATTCGAGCATCTTTGCGCCGATCGTCGCACCGAACAATGCGGCAGCGGAACCGGTGCTGAAGGCTGCTTGGATCATGTCCATTCGGCCATTGGGAACGTCATGGCCGCGAGCCTTGAGACTCAATCGGCATGCGTCGACGAGCGACAGGTCGGCGACTGCGTGACCGTTGTCCATAGTCCGTTGACGGATCGGATCGTTGAGGCCGGCCTGCAACCACTTGGGAAGCTTGGCCTTGACCCATCGGTTTTCAAACTGCGCGGTGTCGAGATCGCAACCCGCGCGGAGCAGCATCCCGGCTTGCAGCACGTCAAGGGACTGCCGCTCGTCGCGCGAGTGAGAGTGGATGGCGGGCCCGCGAGGGCGTGAGTCGCGGGTCGCCTCGAGATCCAGATGGCGTCGGGCCTCGAGTTCGGTTTTGTCTTTGTCCCAACCATTGGCGATCGCATGCGCGGCCAGGTCGACGTTCTTGCCGTCGATGCTGATTTGTGGGCTACCGAATTTGGCGCACAGGTCACGGACCTGGTTGGATCGCTCAACCTCCGCCGCGAGTGCGGCGCGGTAGGTGGAGACATCAGCAGCGGCGAGATCGACGGGCGAGTGGGCGTTTGCCATGACGGGCTTTTCCTTTTCGTCAGACATGGGAGCGGTGTCCGGGGCGCCGGACATCATCGGTTTGGCGGGACCGTACCCGCCGGCATCCATGCCTAGCGGGGACGGCGGAGGAGGTTCAGGAGAGTCGCTCGGCTCGATCGATTCGGCGTAAGCCATCTGCAGAGCCTGCAGCAGTTCGGGAGATGCGGCGGCGGGATCGACGCCGAGGGATTGGCAGTAGGATGCGAAGTCTGGGACCATGGGCGTGGCTTGGCTCGCGGCGATGGAGATGGTGGCGGAATCGTCGCCAGGGATGGTGACGAGGGAGATTTCTTTGAGGACCGATCGTTTGACCCAGAGTGCTGGACCTTCGACGATGCGTCCGTTGATGCTGGCTGTTTGGCCGGCTTGGAGCGTGGTGTAGGAAACGATCTTGACGCCAACCGATGGGCGCCATGGGAATCCCTGCTTGGCCGACTCCACGATCTCGGAGGTATCGCTCGAGTTGACCGAAAAAACACCGGAGCAAACCAATCGCGTGCCGTCGTTGTCTACGGCGACGGAGTGTCCGATTGGCTTCCCCTCGTCATGGTCGCGATGGATGGGATTCGTGGCCACCGCGTCCAGACCTGACAAATCGACATACACCGGTCCATTCCATGCGATGGCGAGCTTGGGGAACATCGGGCCACCCGTGTACGCAATCGCGTTGAAACGCGGCAGCGTTGGAGCGTCCGACCCATCCATGGCACACAACGACAGAGGCTCACCG